TTTAAAGAAAAAATAGGACACCTCAGTTCTACTCTTAATGCTGTTAATATAATAGATGAAATATACAGCATAAAGAAAAAAGAGGATTTGTTTATTCTCAGTTCAGGTCATGCAGCTCTAGCATGGTATGTTGTGCTGGAAAAGTATCTAGGCTATGATGCAGAAAAGATGTTTCATGACATTGGTGTACACCCTCACCGCGATCTTAATTACGGTATAGAAGTTAGTACAGGAAGCTTAGGTATGGGTATTACAGTAGCAGTTGGTTATGCTTTAGCTAATCCTAATAGGGATGTTTATTGTTTAATATCTGATGGTGAATGCGGAGAAGGATCGGTTTGGGAAGCACTTAGATATATTTACGAAAGAAAATTATCTAACTTAAAAGTATTTGTTAATATTAATGGAATGATAGCTTATGATTTAATTGATAGAGAGTACATTGAGCGTAGACTAGTTTCTTTCTTGCCAGATATAAACATTCGTCATACTCAACCTCCACATTGGCCTTGGGCTCAAGGTGTACTTACTCATTACTATGTACTTAAAGATGAAGATTATGAAAAATTATGCGAAAACGATTTGGTAAATTAATAGCTCAAGCCATGCGTTTAGATGAGCGCATATGGCTCTTAAGTGGTGATCTTGGATTTTATGTATTAGATCAAGCTCGAGAAGAATTTCCCGAAAGATTTTGTAACGTGGGTGCAGCAGAAACATTAATGTTAGGAGCTGCTGTTGGATTAGCCCAGTCCGGAAAAATTCCCGTTTGTTATTCTATTACTCCTTTTGTTATTTTTAGACCTTACGAGTATCTTAGAAATTATCTCAACCACGAAAAGTGTCCAGTCAAGTTAGTAGGTACTGGAAGGGATAGAGAGTATGGTCACTTAGGCTTTAGTCATTGGGCTGATGATGCAAATGATGCTTTAAATGTTTTTAGAAATATACAACAATATATGCCTAACACAGAAAAGGATTTAGATCTTATGTGGAATCAATGGTTGTACTCAGATTCACCTGCTTACATCAATTTACTTCGTCAAGTTTAAAAAAGAAATTATGTCAAAAAATTTAATTATAGGTTTTGCAGTAAATTTGTGTGCTAACAAAGAGAGCATGACAAATTTTTGTATCTCTCTACGAAAATATTATGAGGAAAACGTTGTACTTTTAACAGATACAAACGATCAAGACTTTATTGATTATCTTAAATCTTTCAAGGTAAAAGTTTTTAAAACTAGTCAACATATCACAATTGAAGATATGATGATTCAGCGCTGGGCTTTACCCATGAAAGTAATAGAAGCTTTTCCCGAGGCAGAGAATATAATTTTATCTGACACTAGAGATGTAGTTTATCAGGATAATCCTTTTAAATATTTGGTTGGTAATGAGTTAGAGCTTACTACAGAAGTAAAATATATTCGTGAATGTCCAGACTGGAATTCAAGGTGGATTAGAGATATGTACGGGGAAGAAGTTCTTCGGTCTGTGTTGGATCAAAAAATTATTTGTGGTGGTTATATGTGTGGTAAAAAAGAAGGTGTAATTAAACTTTGCCAACTTATGGTTGAAGAATCAAAAAATTATCCAAAAACAATCCCTGGTCAACCACCAGTCTTTGTAGATCAAGCAGCAATGAATGTTTTTTACAAACAAAATAAATTCCCAAGTACTACTATTCACTACACTGGCGGTGAATTTATAGCTACTATCGGTGCTACATTGGGTCCAATGAAATTAAATGATGAGGGATATGTTGTAAATGAAGCTGGATATAAAACAGCTGTAATACACCAATATGATAGGCATCCAAATATCGTAAAAGCATTTAATGATAGGTTGAGAGTATGATGTACGGACTTAACACATTCGCAGATTTTTATAACAACGAAAATTCTACACAAGCATTTCATTTTACTCCCTTACTAACAAGATCTGTATTAACACAATTCCTGATAGGTAAGAAAAATGAAAAATCTTTTAAAGTTTTAGACATTGGTTCAGCTGCAGATTTTTGGACTGAACCTTTTGCTGATGTTACAGTGGATTATTTTATAGAATTAGAAAAAAGCAAAAAACATTTCAAAGTTAATATAGAAAAAGAAAGTAGTTGGAAACAACTTTTAGACTATGTTCAAGAGAATGGAATGTTTGATTTCTGCACTTGCTCACATACTTTAGAAGATTTATATTATCCATTTGTTGCCTTTGAAATGATGCCAAGAGTTGCTAAACAGGGCTGGATTGCTGTACCATCTTTTCATAGGGAAATGAATAAAGGCGATCGTGGTCAACCATCTAAAGGCTATGATCACCATAGATTCATCTTTCACCCTACTGATAAAAATGAAGTCCTTGCAATAGCAAAAATGGGCCACATGGAATATAAAAAATATAACATCGATATGAGTGGCGTTCAAGACGAACTACAAATTTTTTGGAATAAAGACATTAAAGTTACTGAAATTATGTCTATGTATGAAGTATTTGAAGGAAGTCCTAAGGTTGATATTGTAACAACCAAGGACCACAACATAAGTAGTAAGTTTTTTGAAATCTATTGTAATCTTGATCCAAATGTACCAGCGAGATATTAATAAATGAGTGAACCCCTTGTAACAGTTGTTACAGCAACAACAGGCAATCCTTTTTTATACGACGCACTCTTGTCAGTTAAAAAACAAACCTACACAAACATTGAACATTATGTTGTGATTGACGGGAACGAAAGAAAAAAAGATGCCTTGAAAATTGTTAGTAAGTTTCCTGATGTAAAGGTACTTACTTTACCCTACGCTACCGGCAGAGATAACTATAACGGTCATAGAATTTACGCCGCAGCCACATATCTAACAAATGGAAGATACATCTCGTTTTTAGATGAGGATAATTATTATGATCCTACACATATTCAGGATTGTGTCGACGTAGTTCACGATAACTACGATTGGGGTTATTCGCTTAGAAAAATTGTTGATAAAGATAAAAATTATATTTGTAACGACGATTGTGAATCGTTAGGTAAACATAGATCTGTGCTTAATGATAATTTCATTGATGTAGGTTGTTGGTTTTTATCTAAGGCGTGTGCTTTGATGGTATCACCTTTGTGGTTTAGAAGAGCTCGTAATCCAAAAGAACAACCTGAGGTGGATAGAATTATTACATCTACATTAATTCAGCATAGTCCTAAATTTGAGGGTACTGGTAAATACACTTTTAATTATAGAGTGGGAAGTAGAGCAGATTCTGTCCAAGCAGAATTCTTTTTGAGAGGTAATAAACTTATTTACGAAGCCCTTGGAGAAGACTTACCGTGGAGAAAAAAAGAAGAAACTATTACAATTAACATTTAATTATTTGAGGTGAGTATGAAATTTAGTAATGAGACATTATCGATTCTTAAGAACTTTGCATCTATTAATCAAAGTATTATGTTTAAGCCAGGAGATTGTATTACAACTTTCTCCAATATGAAAAATATTTTTGCAAGGGCAACCATCAAAGAGCAAATTCCTAACCAGTTTGCAATCTATGACTTAAACTCTTTACTTGCTATGTTGACAATTGTTGATAATCAAGAGGTAGAGTTAAATGATAAAGCTTTAAAAATATCTAGCGATAAAGGCAATTTTGAGTATTTTTACTCAAACCCCGATATTGTCAAAGCAGCTCCAGATAGTGAAATAGAACATCTTGATGTATACAAGTTTAAAATTGCTGCCGAAGATATTCAACTAATTATGAAAGCAGCCGCAATCACAAGTGCTCCTACTATCTCGGTAACAAATAAAAATCAAACTGTTACACTTACAGTTAAAGATAGAAAAAACGACAGCAGTAATAGTTTTAAAAAGGTATTAGGCACTGCGTTTGATGAATTTGATATCTTTATTTCAGTGGAGAATCTAAAGGTTATTCCAGACGCATACGAAGTGACAGTAGCTAAGACGCTTAACGGCAAAGCAAAATTTCTTCATTTTAAACACGAATCTAAACAACTACAATATTGGATAGCTGCAGAGCCTGGTTCGGTGGTATAGTATGGATAGGTCATTGGATCATTATCTATGGGTTGAAAAATACAGACCCAAAAAAATAAGCGACTGTGTTTTGTCACACGAGCTTAAGGACTACTTTGAAAAAATTATTTCCGTTGGTGACATACAAAATATGTTATTTTGTGGCTCTGCTGGTACGGGCAAAACAACTGCAGCAAGGGCTTTGTGTGAAGAATTAAATACAGATTACATTATCATTAACGGATCAGAAGAGTCTGGAATAGATGTATTAAGAACAAAGATTAAACAATTTGCTTCTACTGTTTCCTTTACTGGAAATACTAAAGTTGTAATATTAGATGAGGCAGATTATCTCAATCCAAACTCTACACAGCCTGCATTACGCGGGTTCATAGAAGAGTTTGCAGAAAACTGTAGGTTCATTTTTACGTGTAACTACAAAAATAGAATCATACCTCCGCTTCACAGTCGCTGCGCTGTTATAGAATTTAAAATACCCAACAAAGAAAAGCCTGAAGTAGCGTTACGCTTTTTTAAAAGACTAAAGTTTATACTAGATGCAGAGGTAGTAAAATTTGATCAAAAAGTTTTAGCTCACTTTGTTGAAAAACATTTTCCCGATTTTAGACGTTCTTTAAATGAATTACAAAAGTATGCGCATTCTGGCAACATAGATGAAGGTATTTTAGTTAATATTACAGAGTCTAACATTAAAGAGCTTGTAGAGTTTCTCAGAGAAAAAGATTGGAAAAAAATGAGAGCTTGGGTCGCTAATAATTTAGATAACGATCCTGTAACGCTCTTTCGAAAAATATATGACACACTCATTCCCCTCACAACTCAAGTACCGCAGCTTGTACTTACCATAGCTGACTATCAATACAAGTCTGCATTTGTTTCTGATCAAGAAATAAACTTAGTAGCTTGTTTAACAGAAATCATGGCAAGTGTGGAAATAAAATGACACTGGAAAATGAGCTTGGAAACTATACGGAAATAATTCAAGAGGTTTACAAGCAACCTTCCATATCACCTTTTGATTTTTTAAAGAGTATAAATGAAACAAAAATTAATCTAATAGTAGATGAGTGGTCAGAGAGACAATATCAGCCATATATCGTGAATAAGGGCTTATCATTTGCACCAGATTCGGTTATCTTTGCAAATGAGATGAACTCCAGGCCTCACCTGGAAAAATCACTTCAGAACAATTTTCTTATAAATACTATTCGTTCAAAGAAGAGATTTAGTAAGTGGATAAAACCACAAAAGCTTGAAGCGATTGAAATAATAAAAGATTACTATGGCTACAGCACTGAAAAAGCCCGCCAAGTAGTTTCAATTTTCACCGAAAAACAATTAGAAAACTTAAAAGAAAAATTAAAAAAAGGTGGGATGAATGACGGATGACTTTTTTAGAATAAATATAGAAGGTTACATACCATTGGAAGTAAAGCTATCAGAGCCTGATGATTTTTTGAAAGTTAGAGAGACACTTACGCGAATAGGAGTGGCTTCAAGAAAAGATCAAGTTCTTTATCAGTCTTGTCATATTTTACATAAACAAGGTCGTTACTTTATAGTTCATTTTAAAGAACTATTTGCTTTGGATGGAAAACAAGCCGATCTAACAGAAAACGATATTGAAAGAAGAAATGCTATTGCTAAGTTACTTTCTGATTGGGGTTTATTAAAAATTATTAACGAAAAACAGTTTGAACCTGTTGCACCTCTCAGTCAAATTAAAGTATTATCGTATAAAGAAAAAGATGAATGGACGTTACAAACTAAATATAATATAGGAAAAAAACGAAATGAGTGATAGTAAAGATGTTATGGAAATTAGGCTTAATTTGAATGTCGATGAAGTAAACACTATTTTGAGAGTATTAGGGTTACATCCATTTCAAGAAGTTGCATCTCTAATTATTAAAATTAAACAGCAGGGTGAGCCTCAAGTTGCGGCAGCTGAAGCTTTGAAGCCTCAACTTAGCACTGCAACAAATTAACGCCCTTTGGGGTTAAAGACTTCGTAGTTAGAAGCGTAATCTGACGCAACGTTATAGCGTCCCTGTAATAGTAAGCAGGATTGCTATGCCATATGGATAGCTTTTTTAACATTAACTCGCTTAACAAGGAGAACTTTATGCACGCTTTTGCAAGCACGGCTATTGATTCTATTCAATCAGCCAAAACTCAATTCCTTAACACCTTTGTAACTAACGAAGACTTGCGTACTCCTATGCAAGACTTTGTAAATGCTCAAACTATTTTTGCTCGGCAAGCTTTTGCAGCTACAGAAAAAATGGTTGAGCAATTGACCAAAGTGGATTTTATCAATTCGTTTCTACCCTCGAAGAAATAAGGAGTAAAAAATGAATTTGAAACTAATGCCCACCTTTGATGTTATGTTTAAAGACTTTGATAAATTTTATGTTGGCTTTGATGATCATTTTAATAAACTAGCCAAATTACATGATGATGTTACCAAGAACATTCCAAACTATCCACCCTACAACATTAAAAAGACAGACGAAAATACCTACGTTATTGAAATTGCAGTAGCCGGTTTTTCGAAGTCTGAAATTGAAGTGGAATTTGCAGATGATAAGTTAATTGTACGTGGTAACGCTAAAGAAGATAATGATGGTATGGATTATCTTTTTAAAGGTATTGCTGCTCGTAATTTTACTCGTACCTTCGCACTTACTGATCAAATTGAAATTAAAGGTGCCGATCTTATTAATGGTATGCTTAAGATTGCTTTGGAAAGAATTATTCCAGAGCATAAGAAACCCAAGAAGATCGAAATTAGTGATTCGAGTTTCTCTAAAAAAACTAAACAGCAATTGCTAGTTGAGTAAACTTGCCTCACTTCATATGGTGAATATCGAGGGCTGGCAAATTAAAGCCAGTTCCCTCGATGATCAAATTTTAATTTTTGGTTACAACGAAACAACTGTTGACACTTTCTTTAAAATGTTTTATAATGAAGAAGTAGCATTTAACTTTATTGAAAGCTTACATGATCAAAATCATAAAATTAACGACAGGTGAAGAATTAATTGGTGATGTATCAGAAGTTGATAAATCATACACTTCAGGCTTAGTAATGCCTTCTTAAAATGAAAAGAAAAGAATCTTTTTTTCAAAAGCGCAAACAAGTACTATTAACTAATCCTTTAAATTCTGACGAATGGTTTTGTAAGGATTATGATAATGTAAAAGTTATTGATGGAATAAATTACATAACTGTATTTAAACTAGAGAACGAAAATAGAACTTTTTTGATGAGAAAAGATGCTTTAAAATTATCTAAAAAATTTGAAAATGACTAAGTATTATTCTACAACTCTTGAGGATTCAGAAGATGGGTCCGGCGATGCAATTTTAACCTTTCCTCCGGATTTTTTAATTGAAAATGATTGGAAAGAAGACGACGTTATATCTATCAAAAGAGTAAACGATACTCTTGTGCTAATTAACACAACCAAAGATACAAGAGATAGATTTAACGAAAAAGTTTAATTGTTTAGCTTACCGAGTATAGTAAACGGTAAGAAATACAACTGAAGAAGCATCCAGTTAAAAAAATCTATTTGTTTTTCTATTAGAAACATATAAAAGGGGCATCAAGCCCCTTTTTTATTTTGAAGATTCAGCCGGTTTATCTCCACCCTTATTCAAGGCAGAAATACCTAACACAGCTCCCATTGCCATATGGAAAAATCCTCCACCTTGAAGTGTAAGAGGTTGCCACTGTCTAAAGGCATCGTTTGCAGCTTGTGTTTCCCAAAACTGCACTACGCTGAAAAGGACCGGAGCACCAATAAAATCAAATAAACATATGACCATGTATGTCACACCCATCCAGGCTTTCCAATTGTTCTCCATAAACTCTTTATCAAACTTCATATTTACTCCTTTATCTATGTCTTTTGGTATTTACCCTCGCTTAGTCCACGAACTTATACCAACATAAGCCCCAACTACTCCACCTAGAGCTATCCAGTACAATTCCAAAAGTCCGTCTAGCTTAGCTAATCGTTCGTCTGAAACTACGAACATTAAACAAAATGCTGAACATATTAAAGCAATAAGACTTAGCCAAGCCATTCTTCTTCTGTTAGTAGCTCTCATCTCG